CGAAGAACATAGAGGAGATGTTGCAACCAATATGAACATCGGAATGGATCTTGCCAAGGGTGAGGTTGTCAAGATGATGTTCATGGATGACTATTTTTATACTAAAGATGCATTGGAGAAAACTTACAATGCATTAATGACCTCTGATAAGATGTGGTTGGTTTGTGGAACTAATCACACCAGAGATGATGGTAGAACATTTGATACATTCCTGATGCCAAGATGGAATGATAATATGTTGAGAGCAAGAGGTAACAATACTATGAGTGGTGTAGCGGTTATCTCATATAAGAATAAAGACATGGATGTAAGGTGGGATCCTAAGACATGTATGTTATTGGACATTGATTTCTACTATTCATTAAGAACTAAGTATGGTGATTGTTATTATCTCAATGACTGTCTGATGACTCAAAGAGTGAATAAGGATGCACTATCCTCAACAATCAGTGACGAAGAAGTACAGAAAGAATTTGAATATTGTAGAAAGAAACACGGTATCACATTATGAAACACTACCTATCAGTTGCATCAGTATTCAAGAATGAAAGTTGGAATCTTAAAGAGTGGATTTTACATTATAAACATCATGGTGTTGATCACATCTATCTGGTCAACGACTTCAGTGATGACGAGTACATGCCTATTCTTGAACCTTTCATTCGTGAAGGCTTTGTTACTCTCTTCCAAAATGACATTACAGAGAGATACACTGGTAGGCAGACTGATGTAAACAATAAATTCTTTCTACCTATTTGTAACGAAACTCAATGGATTGCACAAATTGATCTTGATGAGTTCTTATATAGTCCTAAGACTACTGATCTGAAAGAGATTCTTAGGAAGTACGAAGACTATGGAACCGTCGAAACCAACTGGGTATGGTTTAATAGTAATGATCATCTTACTCATCCTGCTGGTGGTTTGGTTCAGAATTTTACTAGTCGTGCTCCATTTGGTGACAGAGTATGGATGACTCATCGGTCAAGGTGTGCTGGTTCTGGTCAAGAGGAACCAGAGTGGTTTAATCTTTGGGCACCTAAACAAATTGCAAATACAAAGTTTGGTGTAAGTAATTTTAATATTCATAAAATCTTCACGGGTGGACCTACAATAAACCTGTCATTTGTAGGGAGACCAGATGATCCTGAGATCCTAAACAATCACTACCAGATTCAATCTCGACAGTTCTGGGAAGAGATTAAGATGACTAGAGGTGCCTTAAATAATTGGTACGCAGCTAATGCAAGAGGTTGGCATACTTTCTATTCACTTGATGTAGGAGATATAACTGACACAACACTGGCAGAACAAAATAAGGAGATTAAATTATGACTATTGGAATGAACAACCTTGGAAATAATGGTAGAATCGGTAACCAGATGTTTCAATATGCTGCACTCGTAGGTATTGCAAAGAACAAAGGATATGATTTTGTCATCCCTGAGAACCAAGAACTAAGTAAATGTTTTGAAATGCTCCATTGTGGTGGAAGGTTTGGAACTATCCAAGGTGATGAAGTTGAACTACATGATTCACATGAATTCTGTAAAGAACTTTATGATAGTTGTCCAAATCATGTTCATCTCAATGGGTATTTTCAAAGCGAAAAGTATTTTAAAGATGCATGGAGACAACTGAAGTGGGACTTTAGATTTAAAGAAGAGGTTATCACTGAGGTAGATTATAAGTGGGGGGATATTCTAAGAGAAAATCCTGTGTCCATTTGTGTCAGAGAGTATAATAATCATTTCGACTATCCTGGAGCATCTAATAATCATCGTAATCTTCCATGGGAATATTGGGAGAGAGCAATTGAGATCCTGGGTAAAGACAGACCTTATATTATTTGTTCAAACAATCTAAAGTTGTGTGGGGAACAAGAAGTATTCAAGGGTGATAACTTCTACTTCAATGACATCACTGTCAGTGTAGATAAGTCACACTTTGATCTGTGTCTGTTGTCTAAGTGTAGTGATCACATCATATCCAATTCTACATTCTCCTGGTGGGCTGCATACCTATCTAAAAACCCAGACAAACGTGTCATTTGTCCTGATGTATGGTATGGTAGTGGTTTACAGCATATTAGTACACAGGATCTGTTACCCGAGTCCTGGGAGGTTATTAAGTCATGATTGAAGTTGCAATTCATAATGGTTCACCTGGTCTTGCAAATAGAATTAAGAACTACGCGTCTATTCTAAGGACATTCAAACAAGCATTGACCATCAAAAATGCAGATGCGTATATTTTTGACGACATCAGAGTTGCAACTGATGAAGAATTAAATACGTTTCCATGTTATGACAACTGGAGACTTGCAACTCTTCCAGGTGAAGACAAATATAAAACTGAATACAAACATATCGACCTTCTGTATGACAAGACTCCAGAACATTTTGTTGAGAAATACAAGAAGGTATTCAAGCATCTTAAAATCAACAAAGATATTCTAGAATACATCGATGACTTTACAAAAGACTGGGATGGAGTGATTGGTCTTCACATCAGGTCTTGGTATTGTGATCGACACAAGTATCATAGTGATGAACTATTTGAGAATGTTATTGATAGTTTAGATAAAGATAAGAAAATCTTTTTATGTGGTGATAATGATGATGTATTGAAACACTTCGAGAACAAGTATGGTGACAGAATCATCACTCACTCACAAGATAGATACAATCATCCACATAAGGCAGAGTCAGGACATAACACTTCTACACAAGCAAGTGTTGATGCATTCATTGACTTGATGTTACTGTCTAGATGTGATACAATTGTTGGAACGTATGCTTCAACATTTGCTGAGGTTGCATGGTGGTTAGGTGACTGTAAACCAAAGGTCATTATTCCTGAACCACCAAACGTAGAGGAGTCATTTAAGAATAGGATTTTTGAGAAACTATGAGAACGTCACTTGTTACTGGTGGAGCTGGTTTTATTGGAAGCCATCTTGTCAACAAACTTCTTGAGATGGGTCACGAAGTTATCGTGATTGATAATGAATCATCTGATGGTCATGATGATTACTATTGGAATAAAGATGCAAGAAACTATCATCATGACATCAGACATTATTCTACAATCGAAAAAATATTTAAGAATGTAGATTATGTGTACCACCTTGCAGCAAAGGCTAGTGTACAAGCATCTGTAGATAATCCTATCCCTACGATTGAGACACAGGTCATGGGAACAATTAATGTTCTTGAAGCCGCACGTAAACATGGTGTTGAGAAGTTTATCTACTCTTCAACATCTGCTGCATATGGTAATAAGAATCCGATTCCAAACAGTGAGGTGATGAGAGAAGACCCTCTCAATGCATATGCTATTGGTAAACTTTCTGGTGAACAGATGGTCAAGGCATACTATGGTCTGTATGGTATGAAGACTGTTGCATTCCGTTATACCAATGTGTATGGTGAGAGAGCACGTCACGTAGGAACATATGCACCAGCAGTCAGTAAGTTTTTGAAGATGAGGAGAGAAGGATTCCCTCTGACAATCTATGGTGATGGTCTACAACGTCGTGACTTCATTCATGTGTCTGATGTAGTGGATGCAAATGCATTGATTAGTTTCCAGGAACTTGACAACTGGGGTGAGGTGTATAATATTGGATACGGTGAGAACTGGAGTATCAAAGAGATTGCAAATGCAATTGATGGCAATCAAGTCTTCCTGTCTGGTAGACCTGGTGAGATGAGAGAAACACTTGCAGACATTCGTAAAGCAAAAACAGAACTCACATGGAAACCCAAAGTAAATATTCTGGACTGGATTAAAACTCAACTATGATAGACCTCAGTCAAGCAACATTTATTATTCCTATCAGAATCGAATCACCTGATAGGTTGAGGAATGTAATTACAACTACGGCATTTCTTTTAGAGAACTTTGATACCAACATCATCATTAAGGAAGTTGATTCAGAGTCTGTCTTTGAAAGGGATGCCCTTCCTATTTTAAAAGAGATTCTAGATGTTGATGTAAAAGTCAAACACATCTTTGAACAGAGTGACGAACCACTGTTTCACAGACAGAAGGTTCTAAATGAAATGATTATGGAAGCTGATACTGAGATTGTGGTTAATTATGACTGTGATGCAATCCTTCCTATCAATTCATATGTGATGGCATATCAAGGTATCATGGATGGTATTTACGATGTGGTTTATCCATATGGACAGGGAATGTTCCAGTATCAAGTAAAGGCGACTGATGATGTTGTTTCAGACTTCCTAGAATCATGTGACTATGCTATCTTAAAATCAAACTCTAAGATTCATGACTCCGACTTTGGTTGGGTTCAGTTCTTTAGAAGGTCTGACTATATTAAAGGTGGTATGGAGAATGAGAACTTCAAAGCATATGCTCCAGAGGACAAAGAAAGGTATTATAGATATACTACACTTGGTTATAAAGTAGGAAGGATACCTGATTACATTTATCACCTTGAACATGCACGTGGTGCAAACTCTTGGTTCACTAATCCTCACATGGCATCTAACATGTCAGAGTGGGAGAAGATTCAACAGATGAACAAAGAACAACTAATGGAGTACTATTCAAAACAAACCTATCTGAAAAAATACTATGAGAATTTTTCTTGACACTGCTGATACAGAAACAATTGAGAAGTATTTCGCAACTGGACTGATTGATGGAGTCACAACTAACCCCACATTGATCATGAAGAATGGTCAGGATCCTGATGAGGTTTACCAGAAACTGAAAGATCTTGGTGTTAAAGACATCAGTATGGAGGTCATTGGAGACGCTCAGGAGATGCTCAGAGAGGGTGAAAGACTGTCTGAGAAGTTTGGGTCAGTGGCAACAATCAAAGTACCTTGTACCCGTGATGGTCTTCTTGCTTGTAAGGAACTATCTAAGAATGGAATTCGTGTCAATGTCACATTGATCTTCTGTGCATCACAGGCCATTCTTGCTGCCAAGGCTGGTGCTGCATATGTTTCGCCTTTCGTTGGTCGATTGGATGATCAATCTGTTGCAGGTCTGGAAGTCGTTAGATCAATCAGTGAACTGTATCGTATCCATGGTATCCGTACACAGGTCTTGTCTGCTTCTATTCGTAGTGTACAACGGGCTGTTAGGTCATGGTATAATGGTGCTGAAGTGGTAACAATGCCACCTAAGGTCTTCGACCAGATGTACGATCATGTACTGACTGATAAGGGACTGGAAATATTTGATAACGATTGGAAGAAATTTAAAGAGGGTGTATGAGAGTATTAAACCTTGGTTCGAGTGGTCAGATCGGTGCATACCTGACTGACTACTTGACACGTAAGGGTCATGAAGTTATTGAGTTTGATATTGCCAAACATCATGGTCATGACTTGACACAAATTCCAAATCATAATCTTGAACGTGAGGTTGAGAAAGCAGACTTTGTTTTCTTCCTCGCGTTTGATGTTGGTGGTTCACGATACCTAAAGAAGTATCAACACACATTCAAGTTCCTTGATAATAATGCAAGGATGATGGTCAATGTATTTGGTCTTCTTGAGAAGTATAATAAGAGATTTGTGTTTGCTTCGTCACAGATGAGTAACATGTCTTACTCACCTTACGGTGCTGCAAAGAAACTTGGTGAGTTGTATACCAAGTCCCTCAATGGTCTGATTGTGAAGTTCTGGAATGTCTATGGTATTGAGAAAGACCATGACAAGTCACACGTCATTACAGACTTTATTCGTAAGGGATTTGAACATGGTGACTTTGATATGATGACTGATGGTACAGAAGAACGTCAGTTCCTGTATGCTGAAGACTGTTGTGAAGCACTTGAAACAGTGATGGATAATTACACTGACTTCAAACCAGAAGATCCTCTTCACATCACATCATTCAATTCTTCTAGTATCAAGGAAGTTGCACAGATTATCATGGGTCAATTTAATCTGATTGGTAGACCCATTAAGATTCATCCTGGTCTTGCCAAGGATAGTGTTCAACTTGACAAGAGAAACGAAGCCAATAATTACATTATGGGTTGGTGGTTACCAAAGACCAATCTTCAGGATGGTATCGCAAAAGTATTCAACGACATGAAAAATGATTGGATTTGATTATCTTGGTAAGGCTGGACAACTTGGAAACCAGATGTTCCAGTATGCTGCAACAAAAGGTATTGCTGCAAATCGTGGATACGATATGTGTATCCCTGACCATGATGAAGTCTTTCATGATGGGATTGGTAACTATCTCAAGATCGAACTGGACAACCCCTTTACGATCCACTGTCAACGTGGTATGATAGGTGGGTCGGTCGTTCAGGAGAACGGGTTCCATTTCAACGAGGATCTATTTGAAACCTGTCCAGACAATGTTAGTCTGTTCGGTTTCTTTCAGACGGAGAAATACTTCAAGCATATTGAAGACACTATCCGTCAAGACTTTAAGTTCAACTCTACGATTCAAGGAGAGTCTGAGCCAATCGTTGATGAGGTATTCGATCAAAGTCCCATTGCTTTACACATTCGTAGGGGAGACTTTCTGATCAATAGTGGTAATCACCACAACCTTTCTCTTGAATGGTACGAGAAAGCCTTGAGTAAGTTTGACCCAGACAGGGAAGTAGTTTTATTCACTGATGACCCATTCTGGGCTTGTTCTCAAGAACTATTCAAACCAGATAGATTCCTTCTGTCTGAGGGCAACAGTTCCTATCATGATCTGTACCTGATGACACAGTGTAGTGACTTTATCATTGCCAACTCTACATTCTCATGGTGGGGTGCATGGTTGGCAAACTGTGGTAGAGTCATTGCTCCTTCCAAATGGTTTGGACCAAACAATGCCCACTTAGACACTAAAGATTTGTACCCTGACCATTGGGAAATACTGTAATGGATAGAAACAAAGCCGTATTCAAACTTCAAGGTCTTCCGAAGATCTATTGTATCAATCTCGACGGACAACCTGAGAGATGGAAGTACATGGAGGATCAGTTCAAGTACTGGGAGATTACTAACTATACCCGTGTGTCTGCTTACGATGGTCGAGAAGACGATCTGGGACACATTCTGAAGGGTAGGTACCCTGACATGTGTTCACCTGGTGAGATCGGTTGTGTGACCTCTCACCTCAAGGCTATCAAAGAGTTCTACGATAGTGGTGAACCATACGCAATCATGATGGAAGATGATTGTGAACTTGATCTGGTCAGGTTCTGGAACTTTACATGGAGGGATTTCTTTAGTAAGATTCCATATGATTGGGATGTCACTCAAATCTCAATCATCTGTACTGGTGATGTTCACATCAGAATTCATAAACGATTTGTGAATGAATTCTCTACAGCATGTTATATTATCACTCGTCATCACGCAGAGAAACTGATTCGTCTTCACTGTCGTGGTGACAAGTACAAACTTGATAATGATGTAAGACCAAGACCTGTTGCAGATGATCTTATCTACAATTCTGGTAACACTTACGCCATTCCTCTTTTGTTATACAAGACCGATCTAGGCTCCAGTATTCACCAAGACCATGTGGAGGTATTCCACAAGAGCAACTATCAGGCTCAGTTTAACTTCTGGTCACAAACTGGAGCTCAGATGGAAATCACTGAGTTGATGGACTTCAATCCATATCTGGGTCGGGTATCCGATCCATCTAACGTACAACCCCAACAAGGGGGTTGACAAACTTCGAGGGTTGAGTTAGTATAAATAAACATTCGTGAGGGACAAACTTCACGAATAGTAACAAACTAAGCCTCAACTACTCGCAAAAGTTTGTGAATCAAACAAGGACAAGTCGAGTCCTTTTACATCCGTAGGTAAGCTCTACGAGAAAAATCGAGGTATTTCAAATGATTAAATCTGTATTCGCAGCTGCTGCTGCTCTGTCCATGTCCGCCGGCGCTGCTGTTGCAGGTCCCTATGTCAACGTTGAAACCAACGCTGGCTGGGCTGGTGATGACTACACTGGTGCTGTAACCGACCTGCACGTCGGCTACGAAGGCGAACTGGGTGAAGATGCTGCATGGTATGTCCAAGGCGGTCCTTCCATCGTTTCCCTTGACGGTGAAGAAGCTGAGACTGAGTTCTCTGGTAAGATCGGTGCTTCTGCAGCTCTGACCGAGAAACTGGGTGCATATGCAGAACTGTCTGCTACCACCACTGACGGTGGTGACTTTGACAGCCTGAATGCTGGTGGCAAACTGGGTGTTAAGTACAGCTTCTGATATCTAAATCAGTAACTGATATAATTAGAGGGTCTAAGACCCTCTTTTTTTATGAAAGAAAGTTTTTTTAAAATTATTTCAAGTCCAGTAACCTGTTTTAATTTGGTTATTGTTGGTGTCCTAATCCTAATAGGAGTGGTTCATAATCATGCACATCATTCCATGGAAAAGGATGTTCATGGTTACGTGAAACAATTTTGTAGAAGGTCTGATGTGTGTCAGTTCACTGACTGACCACTTGACAAAATGTTAAGAAATTATATATAATGTAACAATACTTCATAAAGGAGAAGACGATGACAGTTACAACTAATGAAAGAGGCCAACAAAATATGTTTGCTTCTGAGCCAACCATGTACATGTCCAAGGAAGACCTTGATCGTTATGGTATTGAAAGCCACAACGAGAAGGCAGAAAAACTGAATGGTCGTGTTGCCATGCTTGGTTTTGTCGCTGCTGTTGTATCGTATGCAACTTCAGGCAGTGTCTTCTTCTTTGGTGCATTTGGATTCTGAGGTTGACAATGACTTCAACTCTCTTTACAATTACTAGTATCGCCTTCTTTGTGTTACTGGCGTATTCTGTAGAACAACTATCTGAGACTTACTAATGGCAATTTACAGCATCACCATCCAATCCCCTGATGGAACCGAGTCAAAGTTTGAGTGTGCTGATGATCAGTATATCCTTGAAGCAGGTGAGGAGGCAGGTGTAGACCTTCCCTACTCATGTAAGGCTGGTGCGTGTTCAGCATGTGCTGGTAAGCTGGTAAGTGGTACTGTTGATAACGAAGAACAATCCTTCCTTGATGATGAACAGATGGAAGAAGGATTTATTCTGACTTGTGTTGCATATCCTACCAGTGATTGTGTGATTCTTTCTGAACAAGAGGAAAATCTGTGACGAACAAGTTCTATCTTTTTTCAAAGGATTCTTGTGGTCCTTGTATGCTTGTTGAGAAATACTTTCGTTCTATTAATGACGAACGTACCAATATCATTGAAAAGATTGACCTTGAAGACGTAAGTGATACTCCCATCCCTCAAGAGAATCTTGATATGGCGAAAAAGTATGGGGTTACCGCAACTCCAGTTCTAATCGTGACAGACTCTGATGGTATTAAACTAGAAGAGTTTGTCGGTGGTATGGGTATCACTCAAAACATTCGTAAAATGTTTGACAAGTATGTCTAATCCAAATCAACTCTATGAAGACATGGAGAGACTAAATGCCCTATACGAAGAACTCTGCTGGGGGCACGATGATGAATTAGTTTTCACTCATGAAAATGGCAGAGTCGTTATTTACAACAAAACAAAACAGGAGAAAGAACAATGAACGAACGTGCAGAACGTATTAATGGATGGGCAGCTATGATTGGTGTCATGGCTGCAATGGGTGCATATGCAACCACAGGTCAAATCATTCCAGGCATCTGGTGATGACCACCGAGACACTGATAGATGTGTTTACGGGAATTGCTACAATAGGTATTATCATTTCTTTACTTAAGTCTTCTGATATTGATGACGACGACGGACCAGATAAAGGGATAATGCAACCAGTATTTGAGGGGGTATAACTACCCTCTTTTTTTCTAAATACTTATACCTATTTTTTTACCCATGCTAGGAAAACCAAAAGCAAAGGTCGAAGAAAAGGACCATGATGAAGATAAGAGTGAAGTTCTTGGCAATTTAGTGAAAGTTGTTGTACTAATTTGGTCTGCATCTCTCCTCACATTCAGTTACGTAAGACTTCCTAACGGTCAAAAGATTCTTGATTTTGATCCTACTTTTATTGCATCAGTATTCTCTGGCTCATTAGCAGCCTTTGGTTTATCACCAGCAAAGTCGGGTGGTACACCACAGAATAAAAAGAAAGAAGGTGAACCACCAGTTCAATCTGCAGTAGAACCTAAGAAGTAATCTTTGTGACCAATGATTTTATTTGTACGTCACTGGATGGAATCTCCTCCTGCATTAGGATTCCTAGGATTCATTTTAATATTTGTACCTATTCTAGGTATGTGGGCAGTCCATAAATATGGCTGGGAACATTGGGCACCATTTGATCATGAATCTAATATTGAGACCCCTGAATGATGTAAACGATGTAACATGGAGTGTCATCATTTGTTTGATAACACTCCTTTGTGGTACTGGGTATTACATATATACGATTATAGATATAGCTAATAAGGAGATGTCTAATGGCACCGATGACACCCCCGAGTCGTAAGAGTTGTTACAATTTCAGAGTCATCTCTATAGATAGAGTGTTGGATGGCGACACGATCGATGTCACAATTGATCTCGGTTTTGACCTTTATAAAAAAGAGAGAGTTAGAGTTGCTGGTGTGGACACGCCAGAGAAAAGAACCAAAGACCTTGAAGAAAAGGAACTAGGTATTCATGCGACTAACTGGCTTAAAGATAAACTGGAAGGTGCTATCAGTGGAGATGATGATCTCGTTATCCGTACTGAGCTTGTCGGTGGTGTCGGTAAGTACGGTCGCCTTCTTGGGTGGCTTTACGTCGGGGACGGCGAGTTGTCCCTCAACGAAATGATGATCGCCGAAGGATATGCGTGGCCCTACGATGGCGGTACAAAGAAAAAAGATTTTGAGGAACTGCGTGAGATTCGCAGACAACATGGAACTCTAGTATGATGAGTGGTATTTTTGTATATGGATTTTTAATTCTTCTTTGCGTTACAATGGAATTGACTTGGACTAGGAAGTCATGATTGGTTTATATCTTACGGTCACAATCATTGTACTTCTTGTAGCATATGCAGGATTTGAAAATACGATGAGGTTGTTTGCCTATATTGATTTACAATTAAGGTTTATACCTATTCGTATTAAACTAGAATTTATGAAGAGAAAATTAAAAAGACAACTTCTTATAGATAGAGAAGAACTTTTAAAGAAGGTAGAAAAAAATGCAAAAGATCATTAATGGTATTGCATTACTATCAGGTCTTGTATCTCTGGGTGTAGTCGTAGGTGGTGCATGGATCTACCTTGAGAAAGATAATATGATTCATAATGTGAAGACTCAAATGATTAACGGTGTCACAGAGTCAATCACAAATGCATTACCTGGTATGTTGGATGCAGCAATGCCAGAACTACCTGATGCAACAGGTGGGGTCATTCCAGATTCTACACCCTCTGTAACTGGTGGAGCAATTCCCTTTTAAAAATTTAATTAAAATTTGATGAGAAGTGTTAAATAATAACAATATTAATTGATGACTATGACTCGAACTGCATACACTTCTCGTACATATAAAAAACAAGTCAGAAGAGAAGCAACAGAACAGTTTTTTCTCTTCGTTGCTTTTCATTCTGCTTGGTCAGCTATTCTAAACTTTTTTCATGATTAATGGAAATACCTGAGATTAAAATTAGGGATATTGACATTCCTCAATGGTCCTTTAATAGTCCTTCACAATCATTACCATACACTCCACCAGTTACGGTAAATATAGGTGTTCCAATTATTGACATACCAGGATGTGTTGAGGCTCATGAGTCAAACAACGGATCAAAGACCATTAACTCCGATGATGAGAATGGCATTATTACGTATTGTGACTCTGGCATTCCCAGTTATAATCCTATTAATTTTGAACCTGAACAGATAATTCCAACCTATCCTGCAGGTGTTGAAACCAAACAAGAGAATAAACCAAAACCACCAGGACAAGTAGAACTTCCACAACCAACACCACCTACTACTGCCAAGGTAGATTGTCCTACAGAATCACAGGTAGCAAAAGAACCTGTAGGAACATACATAGAAGGTTTTAGAAAGATAGTTACTGAATATAAGTTAATTGGTAATGAGTGTGTCCAGATAACAGAATCAGTCCCACTACCTCAACAGATAGTAGCAGGACTGCCTAGTGGTGGTCAGGTTGTGCAAGTGGGTGGCATTGCTGTCATCGCTACATCATCAGCACTGTTAGCAAAACCGTTGGCAGACATACTTTTGAAAGCAGTCAAACCAACGGTCAAGAAAGTCATGAAGAAGATTGCTACTATTCGTAAGAAACCTATTCCTGTTTTGTCGTCAGGGGAGCGCCGAGCAGAGCAGCGTCAGATGAACCACGCTGTTCGGGAGTTGCGTTCTGTGTTTCCGAGGAAGAAGGGATAGTATGTCTATGTGGGGGAATGACACCACCAGGGTTAGTAACAATCACATCCGCACACACTTTATGATATGGCGACTTGGGGTGGAAATAGATACCCTGTTTCTTCAACTCACCACAATTCTTGAGACGGGCAATTTCAAAATCTAATCTTTTATTTGCAGTCAGTTGTTGTTGAAGAGCAATCTGAGTTGCTGCAGCTTGTTTGCATTGTTTTTGTAGGTCTGAATCTAAGGGTTTAGACCAAGTGGCTGAAACCCCAAGAGATAGGTTGTAATTATCTTTTTGACCAGTTCTAGTCGGAACATAGTAAAGAATGTTTCCAGGGTTGTCTAGAGACCCATCATCATTTAAATCACGCATGTCATATACTGGGTCATTATAATATGGTTCATATGGTTTCTGTGCAGATGCTGAACCAGTTATGAATGGTGTGATATTAAGAGTAGGTCCTTGGCATTGAATTCCTCCACCATATGTGTTTGTAATGTATGGTCCTTGGAGGACTTGGATTGCCTGATTAGTAACAGAACCTGAAGAGTTAGCAATAGGAGAAGCTGTGGCGCTAACACCACCCACAGTTTCAGCAAGTGCTTGAGTTGGGAATAAAGATCCAAGAAGAAGTGCTCCTATTATTGGCTGAAAATGGAAGTTGTGTCTGTGACGCTTTTTATTTCTGTCGTTCTTTGAATTATTGTTTGATTGCTTAAACCAGGACCCATGTAGGTTTCTGTGAACTGAAACGATGCCCCTGGTGTTGTTTGTGTGAATGTTGGTCTGCTGTTGATACCTGTCCATGATGATGTCACGCCATCTATACTTACATTGTTAGCACCTGTACCTGGTCTTAAAGTACCTGATGCTGTAATTCCACTCCCAGTTACAGAGTATTGATACCCTGTATTATAGTCCATTGAATTGATAGTTTCAGTTACAGTAGATGTTGTCTCTGTATGACTGGTCATGGAGCCTTGTGTAAAGTTAGGCACGACTGGCACAGAGTATGCTGGTTGTACCAAACCATGAATTGCACCAAGAATCAAACCGAGACCGATTGCTTCTTGAAATCTAGACATGACTATTTAACAGTGATCTCAGTAATAAATTGACCAGTAGCACTAGTTCCAGCACCACCAGCAGTTAATCCAATAGTGTGAGTGCTATCGATAGTACCAGCGAGAGAACCAGCCACCCCACCAGCAGTGGTCGTGACACTTCCAAATGCGGGTAGGGTTCCAACCACACCGCTAGAAACGGTCGTGCCTGTTGGGATTACGTCTCCTTCAATGAATGATTCGGTAAGAGAATATGTCCCTGTACTGGGTGCAGTATAAGATGTTGGTGTATATCCAACGGCACTTCCTGAAGTAAGTGTCCCAAGTCCACCTTCTGTTGTGACAGTAAGATTATTACCAGTTACCGAATAGGTAGATCCAAGACGAGTTGCTTGAGAAGCAGCAGAATCAACTGTCAGTTGGACACTTGAAGAAATTTTATGTGTAAGATCGGCATGTGCAGGTGCCGCCATCAGTAACATTCCAAAAGCAATTAATGCTTTTTTCATTTCTAACTTATAACTTCTTTTATTTAGAGATTGTTTTGTGTGTTTTAATACTAACAATATTTGTGAAGAGATGATTAAATTTGTAAATAATAGAAATTGTATCAGTGTGTAACAGACAATGGACAAAAAAGAGACATCTGACCTATCTATTGATAGAAAAGAGTGTCCTCGTTGTAAAGCGGTGTGGTTAAATGGACAACACATATGGTCTGGTACTGGTAAGCCTGGAGATCCTGAAACCTTATCTAACCTCGTCTGTGGTTTGGTGGAAGATCCTAAATGTATAAATCCTTCACATAAAAAGGGACATATATACGGAGAGAAAGATACTTGGAAGAAGAGATCTAAGTTTATTGATAGTAAGATTAAAGGAGATTGTCATGCCACATGGTCAAATGACTCGTTATGAGATTTTATCAAAGGTATATAAACTAAAAGAAGAACTTAAAAATAGACCAGGAATGTCGGAACAAAAATTCCTTGCTGACGAGTATCTCAACAAAGTCCTTGATTATATAAACGAATTTACCTACTAATAAATATAAGAAAACATCTTTGTTAGATGGCGTCTTATAATTCAATCCTTCGTCATGTATCAATGGCGGATGTAAAAAGAAATACATGGAAGCTTCAGGAACAGAAGCGTATAGAAGAACTGTGTCATAAAGAAGAACTCAAAATTTTAGCAAATAAAAATAGTCCTGATTATTCTGATTGGAGATTTGATCTGAGTGAGAACATGACTACTCAGTCAATGACATATGCAACCACTCTCCCTGCAGAAGGTGACACTACTCTTGCCGATGTTACTGCAACAGAATATATTTTAGACACTGGAGCATCAGTAGATGGAAACATCATGGTGTTGGATTCAAATAATATACCTGGTAGTTTTGGTAATGCAAAAGCAGAGACTGGTTTAATTGATATCAGCAATTTTACAACTTTAAAATTTAATATCACAAAAAGAAGTGTTGGTTCGAGTGAGGAGTTGAGACTCTTTTACAGAACAAGGGAAATGAGAGAAGGTGGTCCAAATAATTGGTACATCATGAGAAATGATTTTTTTAATAATCAAACTATAGATCTTACATATTCTAAGGATGCAGTTGGTACTGAACTAGAATTTCAGATAAGAAGTTTCTTTTCTGGAAGTACCACACCAAGAGATTATACAACTTGGAATGTTAATTCGATGGTATTTCAAAGAAGAACTCCACTGACTGTCTTTGTACCTCTTGATAGTCCAGAGGCTTCATCGTTTGTAAGAACTGGTGAGTTCTCTCAACTGTCAAATGAACAGAAGATTGACAGACTTAGAAAGATGATGAATGCAAGTGACCAGTATCTTCAAAATAAATTTGGTGATGCATTCCCTGGTACTAATGCTGATCAAGAATTTGCAGATGTTTCTCAAGCACCATCGTGGGAACAGGCAGCAGGTGAACAACCTGAACCATCTGCTGACTCATCTCCTGAAACAAAATCATCTGTTCCTAACCTGTATAAAAATAGATCTGCTGCATGGTTAGGTGGTGCGATTGTTTCAGGTGCAGAAAAAGGAGACTTCTTAGACAATCAATTCCGTGGAACTACTGTGAGAGTAGGTTTCCTTAAAGCTCAAGCAAAGGAATTGTCAAGACTCAATAAAAAAATTGCTAGACTTGGAAGTAATCCCAATTTTAATGATAATCAAATGCAGCAATTGATTGACTTACGTAATAACACACAGGAGATGATAAAGGCGGAAATTGATGGGTCTACACCTGATTTGAAACCTATTACCCAAGTTCCAAAAACATCTGATAATAAAGCAGAAATTGAAAAAAATATTCAGGCATCACTCAAACAACTTGAGATTGATAATGAGCAATTAAAAGGTGAATCACTTAAGAGAAATCTTTCATTTGCTGTAGATTTGGGACTTGACATTCTTACTGTAATAACTTTACTTTCACCAATCCCTGGTGATGAAGCAGCAGTAATAAGTGCCCAAGCTGCAAAACAAGGAGTTAAAACTGCGTCTAAACAGACAGCAAGTGCAGCAGTTAAAAAGGCACTTACCGATCCAAATAAAGCAAAGAAAATTCAACAAGCTGTTGATGATGGATACATGACTCTTGATGATCTTATTAATTTACCTATTCAACCTAAAGGACAATTACCACATTCAGTTCCAAATAATATTAAGAATAATTTGAGAATGGATGTTCAATCATATCAACCAACAGGAGATTTAATTGTGGAAAAGAAACTTAAAAATCCAAAAGCATTCTTCCAAGATAAAGATATTAAACCTGAATTCCCAGAGAATCCACCACCACCTCAGATCAAAGGACTTCATCCTGATTTAGTTACAGGTGAGAAGACTTCTCAAAGATTTAATAAACTAGATCCTATTAGTGCTAAAGCAATGCCAAGGACTGGTATTAAAGCTATTGATAAGAAGGTTCAAATAGCTTCAAAGAAACCTAAGTAAAACCCTTATCATCCTGGACAAGCCTATTCTATTGAAGAATAGACAGTCTG